CGGCCCGGTCGACCCCGGCTACGGCCGCCCCGGCTTTTCGCCGGTCGACCCCGGCTTCGGCCAGGGCGGGCGCGACCACGTCTCGCCGCCGATCGTCTACCCGCCGGGCTTGCCCGACAACTCGCTGCCGCCGACGCCAGGCTTGCCGCCGCTCGAGCCGGTCGATCCGATCTATGGCATCCCCGAGCACCCGCCGGCGTCGACCAAGCCGCCGGTCGGCATGTGGCCACCGATGAAGCCAGCGCGCGAGCGTCTGCCGGCCGGTAGCGTGCTGTTGGTGCCGCTGCCGACGGACAAGCCGATGCCGATGCCGCCGGACGCGCCGACGGGCTCGACACCCGTGATCGCGTACTACGGGCCGGGCACGCTGCCGGTCGTCGTCTGGCTGCCGCCCCAGGCGGCGCCGAAGTAGCACAAGCACGCGCCGCGGCGCATCACGCGCCGCGGCGTTTCACTCGTCCGGCCCCAGGAGTCTTTCGATCGTGCGCAAGAGCTGCATTGCGACCGCCAGGCGGGCGCCTTCCGAGCTCGACGACGCTATGCCGGCGCCGTTGGCGCGCGCCTTGTACGCGCGCAATGGCACCGCAGCGCGCAGCGCTGCCCTGTCCGGTATGAGCTCGAGGGGGAAATGCTGACCGCCGTTGCCGTTGCTGCGCGGCGTGCCGGCATCGATGTCGACACCGTCGCGCGCGGGCTTGGGCTTGCGCGGTCGCTTGGGCTTGGGCTTCGGCGGTCGTTGCGCGGCGGTTTTCGTCGCGCGTTTCGCGCCGTTGATGGTCGCCATTGTCGCTTGGAATTTTGCGAGACGTTCGGGCGTCCAGGCAGACTTTCCGGCTTTTTTCAACGTGGCGAAGTGGGCGTTATTCGCTTTGCGCTGTGCAGACGTCCAGCGCTTACCTTTGGCGCTCACGTTTTCGGCTCGCCAATGAATTCGACGCTATGCAAGCGGCGAATGTATTGGCCTGAGAGTTTGCCGGTTTGCGTATTAAAGACTTCGATGCACGCGCCGACATCGGCCCAGCGGCATTCGATCAAGGCGCCGACGTGAGCATGCTTCAAGTGCGAGTAATTGCGCCAGCGCATGAGTGCGCGCGCCTTCGCATTCCACAAGCGCCAGGGACGGGCTTCGGAGTTTTCGTTTACAGGGTAGTCGGTCGTCGAATGCACAAGACGGAGCTTCGCAGGATTTCTACGCGCCGCGGGTGCGGCGTGAGCGCGCGCAAGCATTTGCAGCCTCCTTTCATCGGTCGAATTTGGCCGGCGCCGGGGCGCGGCTGGGCAACTATGCCCGATTTTGCAGCGCGCAACTAGCGTCACCTACACGACAACGTCAGGTAATTGTCAGGAATGAAGCAGCTCCCCATTGATTTCACCGCGGCGCGCCTGGCGCGCGACGAGGGCATTGCGCGCTCGAGCGCTCACGCCGAGCGTTTGTCGGACGGATGGAATGCGGGCGCGCTCGATGCTGTGCGTCTGTACGCGCTGCGCAATGCCGAGTTTCAGTCGGATGACGTGCGCGCCTGGGCGCATGCCGAGCTCGAGCTGCCGCTGCCGCCCGACGCGCGCGCGTGGGGCGGCGTCATGGTACGCGCGAGGCGCGCCGCAATCATCGCGCCGACGGATCGATTTCAACCAGGCAAAGCCGCCATATGCCATATGCACCCCAAGCGCGTATGGCGCTCGTTGCTGCACCGAGTCTGTGCAGCGTAGATGGTCAACCAGGAGCGAAAATGTCAGCGACTAAGACGGTAAAGGCGACGGCATCAAGGAAGAGCACCAGCAAGGCGGTCACGGCGACGGATTCAGCGACGCCGGCACCGCTCAAAAAGAAGGGCAGCGGGCCGATCGAGCTGCCCGAATTCAAGCGCGCGATGATCGTCGTTTATGTCATCGGCGAGACGCCTTTGATCGTGCATGCGTGGAGTAAAAAAGCGCGCATCGAAATGCTCTTAAAGCAAATGGGGCAGACGGTGCCGCGGTATCCGCGTTCGCCCGTGCGCGATTTTCTGGACTCGATCTATCACACCGCGGACGGCGCCTACGGTTTCCCGGCGACGGCGCTTAAATCGGCGATGGTCAGCGCATGCACCAGCATGAACCGCGAGATTACGAAGATCGCCGCGCAACAGGCGTTCTATGTGCAGTCCGAGCGCGGCCTGGCGCAAACGGCGTTTACCGGCATCGATACGCCGATCCAGTTGGTGCGCCTGTATTCCCCCAACGCGCCGCGCATGCGCGAGGATGCGACCAAAATCGGCATCGGCCGAAGCAAGACGGCGATGCTGTCCTATCGCGCCGAGTTTGACCCTTGGGGCATGCGCGTCGCCGTGCAATATAACCGGCTGCTAGTGACGCGCTCGACCGTCGCGGCGTTGGTTGATACGGCGGGCTTTGCGGTCGGCATGGGCGAGTGGCGCCAGGAGCGCAGCGGCATCAACGGCTCTTTCCGCCTCGCGTCCGAAGCTGAACAAAAAATGATCGATGGATGGGCGAAGCAGCCACCGAAGCCGCCGGTATTGCCCGACGAGCAAGCATTCATCGCCGAAGCGCTCGAGGCGCTGCGCGTCTACGGCGAAGCCAAGGACGAGCTCGAGACGGCGGCGGAAACGATGGTCGAGGCGGTCGCCAAGGTCGAAGCCACGCGCCGGCGCAACGGTCACGCCAGGGGGGTGCAATGAAACGCCCAATCGCGGACAGGCTCGAAGCGCTTTGGAACGCATCGCGCGGCAGCATGACGTGGCGCGACGTGGTCGCCGATGCGCGCGACAAGGCTTCGCCGCTGCATAGCGAATTCGAGTGGAATCACGCTAAGGCGCATGAGATTTACCTGCGCGAGCGGGCGCAGGCGCTGGTGCGCGATTGGTACGTCAACATGCAGACGGGCACCGACGAGGCATTCCGCACGCGCCGGCTCGTCAGTCTGCCGGCGGCGAGTCTCGAGGCGCCGCACGCGCGGCGTTATTTCCCGATCGAGTCGGTGCTGTCGGATGCGCACCAGCGCGATTTGTTGTTGCAGCAGGCGTTGCATGAGCTCGGCGCCTTCAAGCGAAAATATGGAACGCTCGCGCAGCTCGCGCGCGTGTTCGAGGCGATCGAGCGCACCACGGGCGAAGTTGCAGCGCCCAGGGTGACGACCGCGCGGCGAAAGAAAGCACGCGCGGCCTGACGTGGCAAGGAGTCGCATCACCCTAGTACCGACCGCGCGGCGAGGGAGGGCGCGCGCGGCCTGACGATGGCAGGTAAGGCAGGCGAGGAATGGCAGGGCGCGGCACGGCGCGGCTTAGCTGGGCCAGGCCGGGCAAGGCATGGCAGGCATGGCATTGCGTGGCGTGGCTGGGCTCCGCGTTGCATCGCGCGGCTTGGCGGGGCACGGCAGGCATTGCATTGCATGGTGACGCAATGCGTGGCTGCGCGCGGCAACGCCGGGCGTGGCGCGGCAGGCGGGACGAGGCCCATCTGGGCACTGCCAGGCGGGGCGAGGCTAGGCGGGGCGCGGCCTGGCTCGGCATCGCGCAGCATGGCCGGCGTGGCGCGGCAGGCATGGCCGGGCCGGGCTTGGCACGGACGGGCCTGGCACGGCAAGGCAGGGCAAGGCAGTCGAGGCATAGAGGACGAGCATGCACAGTTACCCGCATCACATCGGCGATTTTGCGAAAGCGACCAGGGGGCTCACGCTCACGGAGCGCGGCGCATACCGCGAATTGCTCGACCAATACTATGCGCACGAAGCACCGTTACCGCTCGACAAGCGCGAACGCTACCGGCTCGCCGGGGCGGTAACGCTTGCCGAGCGCGTCGCGGTCGACTACGTCGTCGCCAAGTTTTTCGAGCAAGAGGACGACGGCCACCACCAAAAGCGCGCCGACGCCGAGCTCGCGAAGTATCACATCCGCCACAGCAAGGCGCTGGCGGCGTCCGTCACGCGCTGGGCGGGCGATGCTAAAACGCGACCCAAGCATGCGCCGAGCAATGCTCAATCGATGCTCGACGAGGCGCCAAGCAATGCTCGAGCCGATGCTCAAAGCGGCGCCGAGCAATGCTTGGACGATGCTCGGCCGATGCTAACCAAAACCGTTATATCTAATAACGGTGCAGTGACTTCCAACGAAGCCGCGCGCGGGGATTGGATGCGATCGCCGGAGGGCATTGTTGCCAAAGGCAAAACCGTCGGCATTGAAGCGCGACCAGGGGAAGCCTTACCGCAATTGCGCATGCGCGTGCTGCGCGCAGTCGCCGAGCACAAACACCACAACACCGGCGAATAGCAAAATGACGCGGCCGGTCGCCAAGCGCGAGCTATTCGACATCGTCGAACGATTGGACGCCTTCGGCGCCAACAATGTCGACATCGCCGACGTGCTCGGACTCGCCGACACGCGCGTCAGCGCGATCAAGCGCGAAATCGGCGTCGGCCACGGCCGCTATTCCTGGCGGTTCGCTGGCCAGGGCGAATTGCGTTTCGAGCTTCTGCGCCAGGATTGCGAGCTCTTCGAGCTCGTTGAAGATTTCCGATGTCGCATGACGAAATCCATCCGCGGGCGGCGATTGACGTAAATTCGTGGGCATGAGCAAAAATGCCCAGCCTCCGAAGCCGAGCACCAAGCGCAAGCGGCCGAAGCCCGAGCCCGCGAAGCGCAAGCGCGGGCGCCCGTCGAAATTCGACGAGCGCTACGTCGGCATTGCGCGCAAGGCGGCGCGCATGGGCGCCACCAACGAGGATTTAGCCGAATACTTCGCGGTCAATCCGAGCACGATCGACGATTGGATTGCGAGCCGGCCGGAATTTTCAGGCGCCATAAAAGAAGGACGCTCCGATGCCAATGCGCGCGTCGAGCGCGCGCTATTCGAGCGTGCCTGTGGTTACGAGCACGACGACATCGACATCCGCACCATTGCCATAGGCGACGGCCGCAGCGAAATCGTGCAGACGCCTGTGCGCCGCTACTTCGCGCCGGACACGACCGCCTGCATTTTCTGGACAAAAAACCGGATGCCGGATCGCTGGCGCGACAAGATACAGCACGAACATAGCGGCATCGATTTTGCGTTGATCCTGGCGCAAGCCCGTAAGCGCGCATCGTGACCACGCGCTACAACCAGCACAAGGCGCGCGCCAGCACGCCGGCGAGCTACATCCCCGGCAACGCGCCGGCGCCGGCCGAGCTCGAGCTCGCCAAGCGGCGGCGCCAGGCGCGCGTGCGATCGCATCGGCAGCGTGCCAAAGGCGGGCGTAAATGACCGAGCGCGAATACTTCGCCGCGGTCGCCGCTGACCTGGCCAGCATGCGGCGCGACCCGCTCGCGTTCGTGCGCTATGCGTTCGCCTGGGGCGAGGGCGAGCTCGAGGGTCACACCGGGCCCGACACCTGGCAAACCGACATCCTCGCCGCCGTGCGCGATGGCGTGCTGACGCTCAACCAGGCCATGCGCGTCGCCGTCGCATCCGGCCACGGCATCGGCAAGAGCGCGCTCGTCGCCTGGCTGATCCTGTGGGCGATGTCGACCGCCGAAGATACGCGCGGCGTGGTCACGGCCAACACCGACACCCAGCTCCGCACGAAAACCTGGCCCGAGCTCACCAAGTGGCACCGGCTCGCCGTGTCGCATTTTATGTTTACCGTCACCGCGACGGCGATCTATTCGACGCAGGACGGCCACGAAAAGAATTGGCGCGTCGACCTGGTGCCGTGGAGCGAAAACAATACCGAAGCCTTCGCCGGCCTGCACAACAAGGGCAAGCGAATCGTGCTCATTTTCGACGAGGCGAGCGCGATCCCCGATGTCATATGGGAGACGGCCGAAGGCGCCTTGACCGACGCCAATACCGAAATCGTTTGGGCCGTGTTCGGCAACCCGACGCGCAACACCGGGCGCTTTCGCGAGTGCTTCGGCCGCTTTCGGCACCGTTGGATTACGCGCCAGATTGACAGCCGCTCGGCGCGCATGGCGAACCAGGTGCAGATTGCGCAATGGATCGAGGACTACGGCGAGGATTCTGACTTCGTGCGCGTGCGCGTGCGCGGCATTTTCCCGCGTGCGGGCGATGCGCAGTTTATCGGCGAGGACGTCATCGACGGCGCCGCGGCCAGGCAGCCGACGCGCGACGACGGCGCGCCGCTCGTCATGGGTGTGGACGTCGCCAGGTTTGGCGGCGACAAATCCGTCATCCGCTTTCGCCAGGGCCGCGACGCGCAAAGCGTACCGGCGCGCAAATACCGCGGCGCGGACGTCATGCAGCTCGCGGGCTTTGTCGCGGAGGCGGCCGACAAGTACAACCCGGCAGCAATCTTTGTCGACGGTAACGGCGTCGGCGGCGGCGTGGTCGATCGTCTAAAGAGTCTCGGCTATGCCGTGCGCGAAGTGCAATTCGGCGGCAAGGCGCGCAACGGCAGCGACTACGCCAACAAGCGCGCGGAATGCTGGGGCGAAATGCGCCTGTGGCTGCCGACCGGCTGCATCGATGCTGACCCCGATCTACGCGCGGACTTGCACGGCATCCAATACGGATTCGATCGCGACAACCGAATCCAGATGGAGCGCAAAGAGGATATGTCGAAGCGCGGGCTCGCATCGCCCGACGATGCCGACGCGCTCGCGCTGACATTCTCCGAGCCGATCGCGCGCGCCGACCTGGCCTTGCGTCGCCGGCGCGCGGCGCCGGCCAAAACCGAATACGCCATTTTATCGTGAGCACGCGCGCGACACCGTTGACGGTACGCCTGCGCGAGCTCGGCGGCGTCGAGCGTTTGCACCGTCCCAATCGATACATCCTCGAGTGCGGCTACGACCGCGAGCGCGCGAGCAAGGCGAAAGGCGGCATGGTCGCCGTCTACTTCGATCGCGACGACCAGCTCGCCGCCGCGCTCGAGGTGCTGGCCGAGCAATGGGCGAGTGCGCGGCGCGTGTGCGAGGGCGAGGCCGAGCGGTCGCGCCTGTCGATCATCAAACCCGAGAGGCTTGAACCATGAGCGCACTTTTTGGCGGCAGCTCGCCGGCGCCACCGCCGACGCCGACACCCGTGCCGACGATCGACCAGGCGGCGCAGTCGCAGGACTACACCGATCAAATCCGCAAGCGTCGCGGTTTTCTGTCGACGATGCTCGTCAACGATCCGCTGGGCTCGATGAACCCGCCGGCCGCGCCTACGGCTTCCAAACTGATTCTCGGCCAATAGAGGGCTCGCCATGTTTAACAACAGGGTATTGGACTCTGGAATGCTCACGGCCGACACCGGCGGCAACCTGGTGCAGTCGCATGGCGGGCGCCATGTGCTGCAGGCGCTCGGCACGTTCGGCGGCGGCACGCTGGGCTTGATGGCGCAATTGCCGGACGGCTCTTTTGTGCTCTTCGGCCAGCAAAACGGCGTGGCGTCGTCGTTTACGACGTCGGGCTCCTGCGTGCTCTATTTGCTGCCGGGCGCGTACAAGGTCGCACTGACCGGCTCGCTCGGCGCGTCCGTCGGCTACGCCTTCGGCGAGGCCAACGGGCCGTGAGCGACGCACGCGCTGACGCGATCTTGCGCCGCCAGGACGCCTACAAGGGCGCGCGCGGCGTGTGGAATACGCACTGGCAAGAGATTGCCGATCGCGTGTTGCCGCGCATGGGCGCCTTTACCGCGCGCCTGGTGCCCGGCTACAAGCACACCGAGCGCGTATTCGACGCGACCGCTTGCCTGGCGCTCGACCGCTATGCCGCGGCCGTTGAATCGCTCATCTGCCCACGCGCCGAAGTGTGGCATTCGCTGGCGCCGGCGACCGAAGAGCTGGTCGATGACGACGAGTGCAAGCGCTGGTGCGAGGCGCTGACCAAGCTGCTTTTCCGCTTTCGGTACATGCCCGATGCCAACTTCGGCAGCCAGGCGCATGAGTGCTTTTTGCAGCTCGGCGCCTTCGGCACAACCGCCATGCTGGTCGACGATGCGGCTTCGCATGCGTCGATGGCGCGCTCGAGCGCGCCGATCCTGTACCGCGCGCAGCCGTTGACCGCGACCTGGATTGACGAGAATGCGTCGGGCCGCATTGATACCGTGTTTCGCGAGTACGAGCTCGACGGGCGCCAGGCGTTCAACGAGTTTGGCGACACGACGCCGGACTTGATTAAAAAGGCGGCCGAGAAGGGCACGGCGCAAAAATTCAACTTCGTGCATGCCGCCTACCCGACCAGCGACACGGGCCCGTGGGGGTGGGAGGCGCCAGCGGGCGCGCGGTTCAATTCCTGCATCGTCTCGCGCGAGGCGCGCGTGGTCGTCCGCGAAGGCTTTTACGTTACCAACCCGTTCGCGGTTTCGCGCAACGTCGTCAGCGTCGGCGAGGTTTACGGGCGCTCGCCGGCGATGATCGTGCTGCCGGACATCAAGACGCTCAACGAGGCGACCAAGACTTATCTGCGCTCGATCCATAAGGCAGTCGACCCGCCGCTATTGCTCGCCGACGATGGCCTTGGCGGCGCGATCGACCTGACGCCCAACGGGCTCAATTACGGCCACGTCGACACCAACGGCCGGCCGTTGATCGTGCCGCTGCATCCAGGCTCGGAGCCCCAGCTCGCCAACGAGCTACGCCAGGACTTGCGCCGCTCGATCAATGACGCTTTCCTGGTGACGCTGTTTCAAATCCTCGTCGAGAACAAGGAAATGACCGCCTACGAGGCGGCGCTGCGCGCGCAGGAAAAGGGGCAGCTACTGGCGCCGACGATGGGCCGCCAGGAAACCGAATTCCTGGCGCCCATGATCGAGCGCGAGCTCGACGTGCTATGGCGGCGCGGCATCCTCACGCGCGAGCTGCCGGCGATGCCGCAGTCGCTCGCGCAAGCCGGCGGCGTGCTCAAAGTGGTTTACACGTCGCCGCTCACGCGGCTCGCGATGGCGGCGCAAGTGACCGCGATCCAGGCGTGGTTTTCCGACCTGGCACCGATCGCCCAGGTCAAGCCGGACGTGCTCGACGTCGTCGACACCGATGCCGCGGCGTTGATCCTGGCCGATGCGCGCGGCGTGCCGCAGAAGGCGCGGCGCACGCCGGACGCCGTCACCCAGGCGCGCCAGGCGCGCGCGCAGCAGGTCAACCAGCAAAACATCCTGGCGGCGGCGCCGATCGCGGCGAAGGCGGCCAAGGATGCCGCGCAGGCCCACGCCATTTCAACCCAGGCACCCGCACCGCCCGGCGTGCCGTTGCCAGCGTAGAGGGCGCGAATGCTTCCGTCCATCGTCACCGTCGTCAGCACGACCGAGGCTTACATGCAAAAGGCCAAGCCCGCGCCCATCGGGCAAGCCGACATCGACACGCTATGCGCGCGGCTCAACGTGCCGCCGCAGGGCGTGGTGGGAACGATCCTTGATGACGTCATCGAGGACGAGGGCGGCGCGCTGCATCCGGCGCGCCGTCTCACGGTGCGCCTGGCGAAAGCGACCGCGGAGCCTGGCGCCGTCGTCATCCGATCCGCGCAACGCAAGCGCGGCCGACCGCCGAAGGCGGACGCCGGCGGCGCATAGGGGGAAGGCATGGAATCGATTATTTCTTTGCTCATCACCGTGATTGTCCTGGGGCTCGTCTTTTACTTGCTGTATTGGATCGTCGGGCAAATCCCGCTGCCGGCGCCATTTCATACGGTCGCGATCGTGCTCCTGGGCTTGCTCGCGGTCGTTGTGCTCCTGGGCTTGCTCTTCGGCGGCGTCAGCGTGCCAGCGCTGCACTTTAGATGATCGACGATCGCGCCACGTCGCCGCATCGGCTGACCGACGCGGAAATCATCGCCATTCGCGACGAGCTCTTGCCGAGTCAGGGCGAGCGCTTTGACTGCATCGCGTTTGCGCGGGCGATAGAGGCGCGCGTCGCGCCAGCGGCCGAAAGGGCGCGCGATGATGCCTGATCGCCGCACCGAGCGCGCCGAGTACCTGTCGGAATTGTCACAGGCGTATCGGGCAACGTTCCTGCACCCGAATTCGCCGGCCTTGCTGCCGCTCGCGCGCATCGTGCTCGAGGACTTGCGGCGCGTGTGTTGTGTCGACCGGCCCAGCACGCGCACCGATCGCGAGGGCCGCGTCGACCCGCTCGCCGTCATGTTCAACGAGGGCAAGCGCTTTGTGTTCCTGCGCATCCAGCAGTGCATCGCGCTCGAGCCCGAGCGCCTGCAGCGAATGATCGACCAGGCGGCCGCGGCGGACGTCTGACGTGCTCATCAACCCCAGCCCGTCGAAGCTCGTCAACCCGCTCGAGCTCGTCGCCATTCACATCGAGCGCAATGCCGCGGGCTCGTTCGATTTCATCGCCGTTGGCGCCGGGCGCGACGTCGTCTCGCGGCGCTTGAAAAACATCCACGCATCGACCGTCTCGCAAGCGATTTTCGAGGCGGCCGAGATTATCGCCGGGCTCTACAAATTCGAGCCCCAAGGAAATTAACCCATGCCAGCCGACACTCTCGCATCCCTCGTTGCCAATCCGACCGCGACGACCGCCGCACCGCCGGCGGCGACGCCAGCGCCAGGCACCACCAGCGCGCCGGCACCCGGCGCCACGCCAGCGCCGGCCGCGACCAGCGCACCGGCGGCGTCGGGCATCGTATGGCCCGAAGCCCAGCGCGCGCTCGCCGAAAAGTACCAGGGCGACCCGATCAAGATTTTGGGCGCGCTCGATTCGGCGCAAAAGCTCATCGGCGCCGACAAGGCGACGGTCATCGCACTGCCCAAGGAAGGCGACACCGTCGCGCAGGCCGAGCTGTGGAATAAGCTCGGCCGCCCCGAGTCACCCGCAGGCTACAAGCTCGAGGGCGACATCGCCAAAGACCCGGCCGTCGCCAGCGCGCGCGAAGCCGGGCACGCGCTCGGCCTCACGCAAGCGCAATTTGCCGGCTTCGCGAAATGGTTTTCCGATTCGGGTGCGGCCGCGATCAAGGCCCAGGAGGACGCCTTCGCCGCGGACTCGAGCAAGGGCGTGGCCGAGCTTAAAGCAAGCTGGGGCGCGGGCTATCAAAAGCAGATGGACGCGGTTCGCGCGACCGCGCAGAAATTGGGATTCACGACCGAAGAGCTCGATAAGATGGAGCGCGCCGTCGGCACCAAGGCCATGCTCGAGAAGTTTGCCGCGGCGGGCGCGGCGCTCATTGAAAAGCGCGGCGTCGACGGCGCCGGCATACCTGGCGAGAGTCTGCCGATGACGCCCGACCAGGCCACGGCCGAGCTCAAAGCGATTGCCAAGGACAAGGATTTCCAACGCCGGTTGATGGCGGGCGACATGGAAGCGCAAAAGCGCGTCAAGGAATTGACCGCCTACCGCGCGGGCTACCTGCCCGGCGATTACCAGGGCTTGCTCGCGGCCGGCCGCGGCGGCGAGCGCATCGGCCGCGTCTAGGGCAAATCTGCACAAGCGATGTCGCATCAGGCGCCGCACACGCGGCGCTTTTTGTGTGCATGATCCGGCCGTGGATACCGCAATAGCACGCGCCCACTGACCCGGCCGAAAGCAGCCCGCGCGGCGCGCGCGAAACGCGCAAGAGTCGGCCCCGGCAACGGACACGCCACTTCGAGAACCCTTCAAACGGTTTTAGGAGATTTCGGCAATGTCCGCTCCCGTCACCACCCTATTTACCACCCAGTACACCACGGCCGTCGAGCTCTTGCTGCAACAGCCAGGGCGCGGCTTGCGTGAGTCCGTCACCAACGGCGGCTATATCGGCCAATCCGCCAACCCGGTCGACCAAATCGGCCAGGTCAAGCCGGTCAAAAATCGGCCGCGCAATTCCGACACGCCCCTCGTCAACACGCCGACCGATCGGCGCTGGGTTTACCCCAACGATTACGAAGTGGCCGACCTGATCGATCAACAGGACAAGCTGCGCACGATCGACGATTTCCAAAATCCTTGCGTGCAAGCGGGCACGATGGCCATTCAACGCGCGATGGATGACCAGGTATTGCTGGCATTTTTCGGCACGTCGAACACCGGCAACACCGGCGGCACGCCGGTTTCGTTCCCAGGCTCGCAGTCGATCGCCGCCAACTACGGCGCCGCGGCCAATGTCGGGCTCACCGTCTCCAAGCTGCGCAAGGCGCGCCAGCTCTTGCTGTCGGCCGGCGCCGACCTTACGACCGACGAGCTGCACTGCGCGATTACGTCACTCGACCACGACAACCTGCTCGGCGAAACGCAAATCATCAATGCGGACTATGCCGGCCAGGATTCGGCCGTGCTGCGCGAGGGCATGGTGCAGCGTTTCCTGGGCGTCAATTTTCATATCGTCGAATTCACCGACACGATCTACGAGGCGGCGGCGACGATCGGCCAGGCGACGCGCCAGATACCGCTGTGGTTGAAGAGCGGTATGCACCTGGGCATATGGGGCGACGTGACGGCGCGCATCGACGAGCGCCCCGACAAGAGCTACGCGATGCAGTGGTATGTAAAAACCACCTGCGGCGCGACCCGGCTGCAGGAAAAGAAAGTTGTGCAGGCGCTTTGCGTCTGACCGCGCCGACACGACGAAAGGACATCGACAATGGCACTCTTCTATTCCCTCGAAAATGCCGGCCTGGGCTCTACGCCGGTCGTCAAGCCTGCCGCCACGCTCGGCGTTGCCGCGCGGCTTCGCGCCTACCGCGGCACGTTGAACCTCGCCGGCCAGCTCATCACCGATAACTGGCAAGTCACGACGCTACCGCCGGGTGCGCTGTTTTGCGTCGGCATCATCAACACGACGGCGACGCTCGCCACGTCGACGATTGCCATTGGCATCAACGGCAACAACGGCAAATACCGCGCGGCGGCGGTCTTCACCGCGGTCGACACGCCGACGCTGTTTGGCGCAGCGACGCAGATGGACAGCCAAACGCCCTTTGCGAGCGACGAAGTCATCCTCGGCAGCATCGGCGTCGCAACGCTGCCGGGCGCGGGCGCGCTCGTCGTCATCATGGAAACCATCGGCGGTTAAACATCGTCGCGGCTCCCTGTCAAGCCACGGCAATCGGGCGGCGTCGCGCAACGTGGCGCCGCCCGTTTTCTTAGGAGCACCCGAAAATGGCAACGCAAGTGTTTCGCGTCAACCCTGGCGAGAATGAATACAACGTCACGCAAGCCGTTGGCGGCGCGACGACCAAAATGGTCGAGCTCACCGTCGACCTGAACCTTACCGGCGTCGGCGGCACGCGCCAGATTACGCGCGATGAAGTGCTCGAGGCGATCGAAGAAATCGAAGGCGCGATCATGCGCAGCCCGTGGCCACCGGCATAGCGGAGCTCGAGCGTGGCCACGCTCATCGACATCGCCAATCGTGCGCTCGTCTTTATCGGCGAGGCGCGCGTGCTGTCGCTCGACCAGGCGAGCAAGGCGGCGCGCGAGGCCAATAGCCAGGTCGATTTCACGCGCCGCGTCGAGCTCACGCGCAACCGCTGGACGTTCGCGATGGCGCGCACCGGGCTCGCCGCGTCGGCCACGTCGCCGGCCTTCGGCTTCGCCTACGCTTATCCGTTCCCGGCCGACGCGCTCGCGATCGACACGATCGGCGATTTCTACAGCGGCCCGAGCCTGTCCGACTACGTCATGCGCGATGAAAAGCCGTTTGAAATCGAGGGGCGCAATATCCTCTCCGACCTGCAGCCGCCGCTTAACGTGCGCTATGTGCGCGACGAGTCCGACGCCAGCCGATTCAATCCGCTCTTCGGCGACGTCATCGCCTGGCGCCTGGCGAACGATCTATGTCGCACGCTGACCGGCTCGAGCGCTGACTTTCAACGCCTGATCGCGGGCTACCAGCTCGCGCTGAAAGACGCCTACCGCGTCAACGCCGTCGAGCGTCCGCCGGCGCGCTCGCAGGAGACATCCTTTATTACCGCGAGGCTCTAATGGCTCGCGCCGATCCGGCAATCACCAGCTTTAACGGCGGCGAGCTCTCGCCCTATGTCGGCGGCCGGCCCGACACCGCAAAGTACGCGAGCGGATGCCGGCGCATGTTCAATTACCTGCCGCGCGTCACCGGCGCGGCCGTGCGTCGACCTGGTACGCAATACGTCGGCCTGCCGAAGAACAACACCGCGGCGCAATTGCTCGGCTTCGAGGCGAGCACGTCGGCCGTCACCGTGCTCGAGCTCGGCACGGGGTACATGCGCTTTTGGGACGGCGCAACGCGGCTGCCGATACTCAACGCGGCCGGCGTGTGGGGCATCAATCTCGGCGTGTTCCCGTCGGCCGAGCTCGCCGTCAATTTCGATTACACCAATCGGCTCGCCACGGCGCAGTCCAACGATGTCATGTGGATATGCGACGGCACGCACTACCCGCAAAAGCTGTCGCGCATTGCGCAATACCAGTTTCAGATTGCGCAGATGGGCGACGGCATCAATGCGCCAGGCCCATACAAGGATGTCAGCCCGACGCAAACGATAACGCTGACGTTCGGCGCGCAGTCGGGCGCGGGCGTCAGCATGGTTGCGAGCTCCGCATTGTTTGGCAGCAAAAACGTCGGCGAGTATTGGTACTGCCAGGCGCCGAAAACCGACAGCGTCACGCCCTGGGAGACGGCCAAGGCGATAACCGCGGGCATGGTTCGCACGTCCAACGGTCGCAACTATGTCGCGCTGACCAGCGGCACCACGGGCACCGTGCGCCCGTCGCATTCGATCGGCGCGCGATGGGACGGCACCGGCGCCTCTGGCGTGCAGTGGGATTACAGCGACGACAACTACGGCGAAGTGCTCATTACCGGCGTCACCAGCGCCACGGCGGCGACCTGTACCGTCATCACCAAGCTACCGCTGTCCGTCACCGCGGGCGGCGCGTCGGCGCGCTGGGCGCGCGCCGCGTGGAATGTCGACGAGGGTTATCCCGTCGCCGTGTGCTTCTACCAGGGCCGGCTGTGCTTCGCGCGCGGTCAACAAGTCTGGTGCAGCGTCGCCGGCGATTTTGAAAACTTCACGACGATGGACGCGCAGCAAACGCTGCCCGACCTGGCGCTTAACGTCACGCTCGCCAATCGCAAAAACGATCGCGCCTTGTGGATGGCGGCGATGCCGAGCGCCAACGATCTCATTATCGGCACCGCCAACGGCGCCTATGCGTTGAGCGAAAACGTCAGCTCGGAAGCCTTCGGCCCAGGCAACGCGCGCGCGCGCTCGATCGCCGGCGCCGGCTGCGCACCTGTGCCGCCGGCGGCGACCGGCAATACGCTCGTTTTCGTGCAGCGCGGCGGGCGCAAGGTGCGCCGCATCGTCTACGATTTTTCGAGTAGCGGCTACGTCACGCCGGATATGACGGCATTCGCGTCGCACATCGCGAGCAAGCTGCCGGTCACGCCTTTGATGTCGCCGACGGGGCAGATTACGCGGCTCGCGAGCACGCAATCGCCTGATCCGATCATATGGGCGATCGGCTCGATGGGCGGCAATTACTTTCATTCGCTCACGTTCGACGCCGAGCAACAGGTGGAAGCCTGGGCGACGCACCAGCTCGGCGGCGTCGGCTTCACCAATCCCGACGTCAGCCAGCCACCCATCCCGCCGCAAGTGATTGACGCGGCCGCCGTGCTGTCGCCGAATCTTCGCGACGATGACGTCTGGATGATTACAACCCGGTTCGGCGTCGGCACGCCGGCCGGCGCGCCGCGCAAGCTCGAAGTGCTCGGCCCGCACGTCTGCTATCGCAGCAGCGACAAGCTGCCGTTTTCCTACGATGAAATCACCGACCCGGTCGACGCGCAATTTCTCGACTACGGCTCGCGCGCCTTTGTCGCCGGCGACGGGCTTTCGATCCCCGCGTATGGCATGCCGGACGGCGTCACCGCCAGCGCGCTCGTCGACGGCTACACCGTGCCCGACCAGGTCATCGCCGCGGGCAAATTCGCGCTGACGCACAAGTCACGCGGCGCCGGCAACGCGCGCATCGGTTTTAATTTCCTGTCGATCCTGCACCCGATGTCACCGATCGGGCAATCGCAGACCGGCACGCCCTGGGGCAAGCGCTCGAGGATCATGGCCGTCGCCGTGCGCCTGTGGAATAGCGTGGGCGGGCGCCTGCAGGCGAGCGAGGATGTCAATGCGGTTTACGACCGCGTCAACATGCGCGGGCAATCGGACGCGATGGACACGGCCACGCCGTTGAAATCCGGCGATTTCGTCATCGATATGCCGGCCGGCTACGCCGGCGGTCGCGACGATCCGACGCAAGCCGAAATCGTGTGGATTCAAGACCAGCCGTTGCCGTCCACCGTGCTCGGCATGTTCATTCAAATGAGCGTGGCCGATGCCTGACCGGCTCAACATTCCGCAATCGCGCGATCCGCAGGGCGCCTACAAGCTCATGCAGGCGATCGACGACCTCAACGCGCACGCGGGCGGCGGCGCAACCGGCGTCACCGGCGCCACGGGCCCGAGCGGCGGCGTCACCGGCAATACCGGCGTCACCGGCGCCACAGGTGCGACCGGCATCGGCAGCGCAGGCGTCACAGGTGCGACCGGCAACACCGGCACCGGCGGCGCGATCGGCGTCACCGGCCAAACCGGGCGCACGGGCGCGACCGGCTCGACGGGTGCAGGCGTCACGGGTGCCAACGGCAACACGGGCAACACCGGCAACACCGGCGCCACGGGTGCGGGCAGCACGGGTGCCACGGGCTCGACGGGTGCGACGAGCGCAACCGGCAGCACGGGCGCGACCGGCAGCACGGGCGCCACGGGTGCGGGCGTCACGGGTGCCACGGGCTCGACAGGTGCGACGAGCGCAACCGGCAGCACCGGCGCGACCGGCAACACCGGCGCCACGGGTGCGGGCAGCACGGGTGCCACGGGCTCGACGGGTGCGACGAGCGCGACCGGCAACACAGGCGCGACCGGCAACACCGGCGCCACGGGTGCAGGCACGACCGGCAGCACGGGTGCCAACGGCGGCACGGGCAACACCGGCGGCGCGGGCAACACCGGCAACACCGGCGCGACGGGTGCAGGTAATACGGGTGCGAACGGCAACACGGGCGCCAACGGCAACACCGGCGCGACGGGCGCGGGCAACACCGGCAGCACGGGCGCCACCGGCGTCGGCACGCTCGGCGCCACGGGCACGACGGGCGCCACGGGCGCGATCGGCCCTACCGGCACCAGTGGCGGCGGCGCCACCTGGCAATACCAGGAATTTACCGCGAGCGGCACCTGGACGCGGCCCACCGGCGTCAACCTGGTACGTCTGACGATGATCGGCGCCGGCGGCGGCGGCTCGGCGAGCGTCACCGGCAGCGTCGGCGGCGGCGGCGGCGGCGCAGGTGAAATGTGCGTCGGCCTTGAAGTTCCGGTTACGGGGAGCGTCACGGTCACGATCGGCGCCGCGGGTGCGGGCGCGCCGGCAGGCGGCCCCGCCGCGGCCGGCAGCGCGGGCGGTACGACGTCCTTTGGCGCGTGGAGCGTATTCGGCGGCGGCGGCGGCACCGTCGGCGGCGCCGGCGGCAGGGGCGGCGGCAGCGGCGGCGGCGCGGGCGGCGCGCTCGGCAATCCTGGCGGCACAGGCGTTAACGGCATTCAGGAATCGACCGTACACGATGGCGGCGCCGGCGGCGGCGGCGGCGCATCGGGCACCAGTGGATCGGGCACCGGCGGCGGCGGCGCGGGAACGAGCGGCGGCGCGGGCGTGAGCTCCAACAATGCCGGCGGCGGCGGCGGCTCGACCATGTTCGGGCCAGGCGGCGCGGGCGGCGCGTCGAATGCGGCCGGCTCGAATGCGGCATCGACGTCCTACGGCGCCGGCGGCGGCGGCGGCGGCGTCAAATCCACCACGGTCGCGGGCGGCGGCAACGGCGCGCCGGGTTATGTGCGCGTGGTGTGGTTCGCATGATGCGCGTCGAACCGCTCACCCTCGCGCACTTCGACACGATCGACGTGCAACCCTCGCAGCGCGCGCACTTCGCGCTCTTCACGCCGAACATTCGGCGCCAGCTCGTTCGCGTGCAATCGGTCGCCGCGGTCGACGACGGCCGCACCTATTGCATTGGCGGCGTGGTCGACGTCGGCTTCGGCCGCGGCAATGCCTGGTCGATCCTGGGGCACGGCTCGCCGCGGCATTTCCTGGGCGTACATCGCGCCGCGTTGGCGTATCTCGCGCGCGTGCCATTCCGCCGCATCGAAATGGCGGTCGATCCCAATTGCGTCACAGCGCACCGATGGGCGATGTTGCTCGGCTTCCAATTCGAGGCGCCGATGCGCGCGTGGTTTCCCGACGGCTCCGAAGCCTTCCTCTTTGCACGGGTGAAATGATGGCGGCCATTCCGATCGTCTACATGATGGCGGCGAGCGCTGCCGCGACCGCGGCCGCATCGGCGGCGGCGGCGAACCGCCAGGCCAGCGCGCAAAACCAGGCGGCGGACGCGGCGACGACCGCCGGCGGCGTCGCCGCGGCGCAAGGCTACGCGCGCGAGGACGTGCAGCGCCGCTCGAGCGCGCAAAGGCTCGCCGAGCAATACGCGAGCGGCGCGGGCTCTGGCATCGCGCAAGGTACGGGCAGCGCGCTCGACGTCGCGACGACGTCGGCGACCAATGCCGAATATGACGCGCTGACCACGCGCTACGGCGCACTGGCACAGCGCGATACGTTCCTGCAGCAAGCGGCGGCCGGACACCAGAACGCAGCGAATACGCGCAGCGGCGGCTTTTTCAACGCGGCGGCCGCGGGCGTGAGCTCGTTTATCGGCGGCATGCGGCCGACCACGATGGGCGGCCAGCAGTCGACCATCGGCGACTACTTCGGCGGGGGCTAGGTCATGGCGGCGACAGACGTTATTCCGATCCAGGGCGGCGGCCCGAGCGGGCCGATCCAGGCGGCGCCGCCGGTCGAAGCGCCGGACATCGCGCCAGGACTCGCCGAGCTCGGCCATGCCGGCATGGGCTACGCCACGCAATTGCGCGACCAGGACAATCGCGACGCGGTCGCCAATGCGCATTTGCAAGTGTCGCAAGCGGCGGTCGACCTCACCCAATGGCAGCGCGACAAGCAAGACAGTGTCGACGGCGATCCGACCGGCTATACACCGATGGTCGCCGACCAGGTTAGCAAGTACGGGCAAGACCTGATCGCGCAACAGACGAACCCCTACGCGCGCGCCTACGCTGCGCGCGCGTTCGGCGCGCTGCAGCGCTCGCAGCTCGACAGCGCAATCCAATGGCAAGCGCAAGCCAAGGTCAAGTGGCGCGTCGGCCAGGTCGGCCAGATCGCCGACAACTACTCGCAATTTTTGCTCGACAAACCGCAGGCGTATGACGACGTCACCGCGGGCGTGAGCGCTGCGATCGACGATATGCAGCTCCCGGCGGCGATCCGTGAGCACTTGAAGAGCGCGAGCGATATGCAATTGCGCATGGCGGCCGGCCAGGCGATGAATGCGCAAAACCCGCGGCTCATGCAGTCCGTCTACAACAAGATGACGGGCGTTTCGTCGGACGATTTACCCGCCAACAACGCGCCGAGCAACGCGCCGGCAGCAGGCGAAACCGGGCCGCCTGGCGCACCGGCGAGCGCGGGCGGGGCAACGCCCCAGGCGGCGCCGAGCGCGGCGCCTGGCGGCTTCGACGCGGCCTATACGCGCATCCAGCGCATTGAAAAGGGCACCGTCACCAACGACGCCGGCGCCGGCTTGACCGTCAACGGCATCAACCAGGCGGCCAATCCCGACCTCGATGTCGCCAACCTCACACCCGACCAGCAGCGCGACGTCTACAAAACGCGCTACTGGGACGCGATCGGCGCCGACAAGCTGCCGCCGGCGGTCGCGCAATTCGCATTCGACACGTCGGTCAACCAGGGCCCCGGCTTCGCCAAGCAGATGCTCGCCGCGACCGGCGGCGATATGCAGCAGATGCTCGCCTACCGGCTGCAGCGCTACCAGCAGACGGCGCAAGACCCGGCGAAGGCGGGCAACCTCGCCGGCTGGACGGCGCGCGCCACCAACCTCGCCAGCGAGCTCCAAGGCCAGGCGCCGCAAACGCCGACGCAAATCGCCCAGGCCAACGCGCCCACGATGGTCGACGTCGATCCGGCGATCCCCGTCGAGACGCTGCCCAATATGCAAGTCGACGGCAATGTCAGCCTGTCGTTTTTGCGCGGCCTGCCGGCGCAAAAAATCATCGAGCTCAAAAACCACGCGGACACGCTCGTTCGCAAAGACCAGGCCGACGCGCAGGCGCAATTGCGCGCGCAATATTCGACGGCCGCCGACCAGGCAGCGCACGGCAACATTCCGGCGATGCCTGACCCCGCACTTGTCGCGCGCGCCTACGGGCCCGGCAAGGCGGCCGAGCAAACCGCCATGTTTCAAGCGCAGCGCGATATGGGCGTCGCCGCGGCGGGTGCGGGCACGATGACCATTGCGCAGCTCGACGCGCAATGGAATAAGTTATTGCCCACCACGCTCGACGATCCGCAATGGAAAGAGAAACAAACCAACGCTGACAACTTCCAAAAGGCACGAAACGCGATCGTCGCCGCGCGCGATAAAGACCCCATGCAGGCGGCCAGCGATCAAGGTATCGGCCAGATCAACGAGCTCAACACCAACGACCCGGCCAAGTTTGCCGCCGAGCTGCAAAACCGCGACGCGATCGCGCGCACGATGCGCGACAAATACGGCGCGGCCGGCTCATCGCCGTTTACCAAGCTCGAATCCGATGCGATGGCCGAGAATTTCCATACGTTGACGCCGACGGCCGCGGTCAACTTTATGACGTCGATGCGCGCGAACCTGTCGCCGGACGTCTACCAGGCGGGCGTCGCCGCATTCGCCAAGGGCGCGCCGACGATCCAGGCGGCCGGCAACTTCGCGGCGATGGGCCCGGTCGCCGCGGCACCCGACGGCACCAAGGCCAGCCAGGTCGCGCTCACCTTGCTCGAGGGCGATCGCATGTTGCGTCCCGACAAGGCGGCGAAGCAGGAAGGCGCGCGCGTCTACACGCTACCGCCGACGCAGGGTGCGGCCGGCATGGATCAATACATTGGCCAGCAGCTCGGCGAGGATTTCAAATACGACCCCGACACGTTCGCGCGCGCGAAGCAGGGCGTTTACGCTTATTACGCGGCCGACAGCGCAGCGCACGGCATCTACAACGAGCCCGCCTACGATAGCAAGCGGCTCGATCATGCAATCGATATGGTCGTCGGCCAGCGCTCGAAATTCGGCACGACCAACGTTGGAATCGGCAGCCTGTCGGCGAGCTTCGGCGGCCAGGGCGTGCTCATGCCGTGGGGTTACAAGGAGGACGATTTTCGCCGCAACCTGCAGCAAAGCTACGTCAACAGCATGGCGGCCGCCGGGCTCGCCAAAACCACGGTCGACGATCCGAGCAAATTGACGCCCGTGCGCATCGACGATTACCACTACGGGCTCAAATTGGGCAATACCACGTTGATCGGCAAGCAAGGTTTGCCGGTCATTCTCGACGTCAATCCGACACCGGCGCAGCCGTGAGCGCATTTGATACACCCGACAGCGCAGCGCAACGCTACGACGCATTGACGTCGGCGCCGGCGGCGTCGCCGCTCGATGTCGGCCCGAGCATCATGGACGGATTCGGCACCGACCTCGCCAAAATCCCCGTCGACATCGTCGCGCACGCGGGGCTCAACGTGATGACGAGCGCAATCACGCCGGCCAAGCGCGCGATCGGCGCGGCGCTCAACGACCAGGACATCATCGATTCAGCGAACGAGCAACAAGCACGCATCGAGCGCGACTATCAGCAAAACTTTGCGGCGCCGGCGACGACGGGCATGGCGTCGCAAGTGCTGATCCACGGGCTCGCCGTGCCGCTCGCCGAATGGGGACTCGCCGCGGCCAGCGGCGGCCGATTGATCGGCGCCGGTTACCAGGGCTTGACCGCGTACAACACCGCCAAGGTCGGATACGAGGCGCAAGGCGTCGATCCCTTGACCGCGCACTTGCTCGCACTCGGCCAGGGCGCCGTCGCCGGCGGCACCGCGCTCATTCCCGGCGGCCTGGGTGCGAGCGCCAAGGAAGGCGTCACGCTCGGCATGAATGCGTTGCGCGTGGGCGGCGCGCAAGCGGGCGTCAACCTCGTCACCGGCGTCGGCACGCGCGCAGCCACGCAAGCCTACCTGGCCAACAACGGCTATTCCGAGCTCGCAGCGCAGGTGCATCCGTTCGCCGTGGGCGAAGGCGTCACCGATGCCGCGCTCGGCTTCGCGCTGGGTTTCCTGCACACGCGCTACCTGGGGCATCCGCCGACGGTGCGGCCTGGCGCGCGACCTGGCGAGACGGCGCCACCAGGTGCGGAGCCCACGGCGCCGGGTTTGGAGCCCATTGCACCAGGCGGCGGCGAAGGCATGCCGCCCGGCGAGCCCGCAGGCGGCAGCGGCAGCGTGCCCGTGTCGTCAACGCTCGATGACGCGATGACGGTCAACAGCGTCGGCCATGCGGGCGTCGACCTCGCACCCGGCATGCCGGCCGATGTCGACGCGATCAACGCGCACGCCGACGCCATGCAAGAGTCGACGATGGCCGAGCTCGCGGGCGATCCGGTCAAGGTCGCGGCGATACTCGAGGGGCAGCATTTCCTGCCCAATCCGCCAGAAGTCGAAGCGGCGCAGGCCGAGCTTCACGCCGACGCGGCCGATGCGATGACCGAGCAGGCGGCCATGCGCGACGCCGATCGCGCCGCGTCGCTCGAGCTGCCGTCGGCCGAGCCCGCGCCGGCGCCCGAGCGCGCCGCGACGCCGGCGGCCGATGACGAGCACATCGCCAGGCTGCCGCCCGAGCAGCAGCAAGTGTTGCGCGATATGTACGAAAGGGCGGCCGACGAAAAGCCTGGGTTTGACGACGCGCTTAGAAGCGTTGCCGCGAGCGTGCCCGAGGCGCGCGCAAAGCTGTCCGGCCTCAAAGGCACCGAGCGCGCCGTGGCCAAGATCGTCACCGATTACGGCGGCGACGCTGCGCGCATCAGCGATCTACTGCGCGGCACGGTCGTCACTGACAGCGTGCAAGGCGCCCAGGACGCGCTCGGCGCATTCCTGGCGAAGTACCCCGCCGACGTCAAGCGCAACCTCTTGGCACCCGACGCCACCGTCGGCGCCGACGGCTACCGCGACATCATGGTCAAGGCCGACGTCAATGGCCACGTTGCCGAGTTTCAAGTCAGCTTGCCCGAAATGATGGCGGCCAAAAAGCGCATGCACGTCGAGTACGCGGAACGCGAGGCGCTGCGCCGCAAGATCGAGGACGAGGGGCGCCTGCCGACCGAAGCCGAGCGCGTGCGAATCGCCGAGCTCAACGCCAAAATGCGCGCCGAGTACGAGCCGGCCTATCAGGAAGCCTTGTCGAGAGACGCGGCGAGCCGGCGAAATGCCGCCTCTGAAAGCGGCGTACCGTTGCGCACCGCAGAAGCCGAGTCGAATTTGCGCGGCGAGCCGCCGTCGAAGGCGGCGCAATACATCGAGGGAATGCCAGAGTCCACGACGACGGGCATGCCGTCAACGTCGAAAAACTCGGCGGACTTAGGAAACGAGCCAGGCAAAGCAGCCATTGTTGCAACCTCCACCCCGAGTATACCGGAAAACGCGCCCGTTGGGCAAAAAAGCCCAACGCCGGCGAGCAAAGCGGTCGACGATGGGCTTAAAGGCGACAAGGGCGAAGTCAACATCGGCGGCCAATATGTGCCCGTCAGGTGGATGGTCGTCGATGCCAAGGCGGTCGAGCCCACGCTCGACAAGGGCGAGACGCAAGCGCGCGATCGCAGCCGCGCCGCGTCCGCGGCCCAGGTCGCATCGATCGCCGCCAATATCGATTTCAAGCAGCTCGGCGATTCGCCGTTGATGGACTACGGCGCGCCGACACTCGCATCGGACGGGCGCGTGGTCGGCGGCAATGGTCGCGTGCTCGCGATCAATCGCGCCTACGAAACCGGCAACGGCGAAGCCTACGCGGGCCCCATGCGCCAGGCGCTCGAGCAATTCGGCATCGATCCCAAGGCGGCCGAAGGCATGCAACGGCCGATGCTGGTGCGCGTGCTGCCCGAAGGCGCCGACGTGCGCCGCGCGGCGCTGGCGTCCAACGAGGGCGGCGGCGCGCGGATGTCGCCGCTCGAGCAAGCTGGCGTCGACGCCGAGCGCCTGCCGCCGCTGGGCGGCTTTAGCGTGCCCGAAGATGGCGACCTCAACACGCCGGCCAATCGCGATTTCATCAAAAATTGGATCGGCAATTTCCCCGGCGGCGAGCAAGCGCACCTGGTCGCGGCCGACGGCAGCCTGTCGCAGACCGGCCTGCAACGCCTGCGCAATGCGCTCCTGGTCGCCGCCTACGGCGATTCGCCGACGCTCGAGCGCATGATTGAGACGGCTGACCCTGCCGGCAAAAACCTGTCGAGCGCGCTGACCAAGGCATCGCCGGCCGTGGCGGCGGCGCGCAACGCGATGGAGCTCGGCAACCTCTACAAAGTCGATCCGACGCCGTCGATCCTGGCGGCCGTCGAAAAGTTCGTGCAGCTCAAAGAGACGGGGCAGCGCGTCGCCGACTATTTGAAGCAGGGCGAGCTCGGCGGCCCCGAGCTCGATCCGCAAGCCCGCAAGATGCTCGCCTACTTCGAGCAAAACGCGCGCAGCCCGCGGCGCATGGCCGATATGATCGCGGGCGCGTTCCGCGAGCTCGAGCGGCGCGGCAATCCCGACGACCTCTTCGGCGCCCAGCCCGAGCCCAGCATCGCCGAGCTCGTCGACGCCGGCATCCAGGCGGCCGATCATCCTGGCGTGATGTCCGGCTCATTGTTCGCCGAGCCCGATTCATTCCCCGGCACCGCGGCCGCGCCACGCTCGGAGGCGTCGGCCGCCTATGAGGCGCAATCGCGCGTCGAGCAAGCCAAGGCCGACGGCGACCTGTACGGCACCGCGGCCGATTGTTCGCAAAGGGCGCCCGAATGAAAGAAGTCTGCATCGCCGCCGTCTCCAAAGCCGCCGGCCGGGTTATCACGCTCGACGAGCAACAGCACATCGAGTCGCGCGTCAAGGCGGCGCTGCGCGTGCTGGCCATGCAAAACCCTGACGGCTTTCGCGGCAAGTCGGCCGACGTGCGCTTGATGGAAGCCGCCAAGCTCGCCGCCAAGTGGCTTGACCAGGATGCGCTCGACGAGCAACGGCGCCTCACCACGGCGACCGCCGTGCATGACCGCGTCGCGCGCCAGGTGGCACAGATGGAAGCCGCCGGCCACGATCCGCAAGACGCGATGGATCGGCTTCTATACAACAACGCCGACAACCGTTCGACGGTGCAATCGCTCGAGTCACGCATCGCCGCCACCAACGAGGACTACCAGCGCCAGCTTATGCACACGATGGAAGCCGTCAGCCCCAAGTTTTTCGGGCTCATGGCGGACATCAAGGGATCGGGCGATTTCGTGCGCGAGCTGTTCGGCACCGATACGCGAAACCCGATCGCGAAGGAGGCGGCGAAGGAATGGCGCAGCCTGGCGAGCTCGATGGCCAAGCACTTCGAGGACGCGGGCGGCGTGCTGCACCGGCTCGCCGATTGGCGCTATCCGCAGATGCACGACCAGGTAAAGGTTTTTAACGCCGGCCTGCAAAAGTGGCTGGCCGACGTCGTCGACAAGATCGACCGCACGCGCTACACCAATGAAAACGGGCTCTTGATGAATGACGTGGAAATCCGCCACGCGCTCGCCGAAGCCTGGGATTCAATCAGCACCGGCGGCGCCAACGACATCGAGCCTGGCAAGCGCGAGGGCGTGTCGAAGGTCGCCAATCGCGAGCTCGCGCACCGATACCTGCATTTCAAGGACGCGCAGGGCTATCTCGACTACCAAACGCAATACGGCCAGCGCGATGTCTGGTCGACGCTCACCGGCCACGTTCAGCACATGGCGCGCTCGATCGGATTGATGGAACACTTCGGGCCCAACGCCGATAAGGAATTCGCCTATTGGAATGATCGCAGCGTCAAAGAGGCGCGCGCCAACAAGCCCAACGCGATCGCCGTCGGCAACAAGCTCGAGAACGCCTATCGCCAGCTCGCCGGTTACAGCGAAGGCGTCGCCAATTCGGCGGTCGCCAAGGCGTTCGACGACCTGCGCAACGTCAACGTTTTTGGCAAGCTCGGCAGCGCGACGATTGCGTCCATTCCCGACGTCGCGACCGTGGCCATGACGGCGCGCTATAACAAGCTGTCGGCGGTCGCGGCCCTGTGGAATGGGCTACGCCTCCTAAACCCGCTCGCCGGCGAATCGCGCCGCCAGCTCGAGCGCGCCGGGCTCATGGCCAACAGCGCGATCCAGAGCATGCGCCGCTTTCAGGTCGACAGCGTCGGCCAATCCTGGTCGGCGCGCATGGCCAATGCCGTGCTCATGGCGTCGGGTTTGAACCATTGGACGGACGGCATGCGCGCGGGCTATGTCGCCGTGCATGCGCACGCGCTTGCGCACCTGACGCACACCTATGATCGGCTCGCCGACATCGGGCCCGAAGATGCGCGCGTGCTCAAAGGCAAGGGCGTCACGGATACAGACTTCGCCGTGTGGAAATTGGCGGGCGGCGAGCGAACCAACTTCGGCAGCTTGTTGACGCCCGACAGCATCTACCGCGTGCCCGATGCCGCACTCGTCGAGCTCGCGCGCCAGGCGAGCGACGCGGCGCGACCGCCCGACGCGCTGCCCGGCACCGGGCCGACGATTACGCCGATGCAGCTTCGGCGCGAGGCGGCAATCCGGCTCCTGGGCGTGACGATGTCAGAGGCGAATATGGCCGTCTCCGAGCCTGGCATGCGCGAGCGCGCGCAGATGTCGAAGATGTTTACCTACCTGCCGCGCGGCGACCTCGCCGGCGAGCTCACGCGCTCATTCTGGCAATTCAAGACATTCTCATGGGGCTTCGTGCAAAAGCATATGGTGCAACGCGGCCTGGCGGGTGCTGACACCGTCGGCGGGCGCGTGCGCTACATCGTGCCGCTGATCGTGGGCACGACCATCATGGGCGCGCTCAAAGTCGAGCTCGACGACCTGTTACGCGGGCGCGACGCGCGGCCGATGTACGGCGAGAACGGCAAGATTCTCACGAAAAATTGGATACAGGCATTTTTGGCCGGCGGCGGCCTGGGCATGTACGGCGATTTCCTGGGCGCCGCGGCGACCGAAGATAGCAAGAGCGCGCTGGCGTCCCTCATGGGCCCGACCGCGTCGACGATCTACGACGCGGCCAATCTTGCGGTCGGCTCGAGCGTGAAAGCGCTCAACGACGAGCCGCAAAAGCCGTTGCAAAAAACGCTGCAGCTCGCCAAGGGAATGATCCCGGCGGCCAATCTTTGGTACACCAAGGCGGCGACCGACCACCTGATTTTCAACTGGCTGCAGGAACAGATTAACCCCGGCTACCTGGCGCGCTCGGAAGCACGCGCGCGCACCAATTACGGTACCAATTATTGGTGGAGTCCGCGCCAGGCGTCGCCGGCGCGCGGGCCTAACCTCACGTCGATCGCGGGCAGACAATGACCATTTCCTATACCAGCAACGTCAAGGCGTACATCGGCGACAGCGTTACGACGGCGTTTGCGACCGTCATGCCGTTTTTCGCCAACGCGCATATCGGCGTCACGCTGCAGCTCGGCGCCGGCGCGATCGTGCCGCAGGTTTACGGCGTCGACTATTCGCTCACGGGCGCGGGCGCCAACAGCGGCGGCACGGTTTCGATGACGGTCGCGCCGCCGACGGGCTCGACGCTGACGATTACGCGCATCGTGCCGTTGACGCAATTGACCGATTATGTCGCGTATGACGCTTTCCCGGCGGACGCGACGGAGGACGCGCTCGACCTCCTGACCATGATCGCGCAACAGATGGAAACGCAAATCACCGGCATCGCGAGCGGCGGCGGCGGCGGCGGCGGCGGCGGCATGGGCGCGACCAACATCGGCGGCGGCGGCGTCGGCGTCTACGCGAGCACGGTATCGGGCGTGCTGCAATTCAAAAAGCTGATCGGCGGCCTCAATGTCGCGCTCGTCGATTCGGGCAGCGACATCACGATCCAGGTTAACGCGCCAGGCGTCTCCTACCCCGGCAGCGTCAACACGTTTTTGCGCGGCGACGGCACTTGGACGAGCGCACTCGGCAACGATACGAGCCAACTGGCAGGGCTCGAGCTGCACGCCGGCGGCGTCGCTGGCATCGCCTATCCGTCGCTGTTGTCGATCTACAACGCGAGCGGCACCGCCGGCGGCAAGTGGTGGTCATTCTGGCCGGACGTCGGCGGCTCCGATGACTTGCATTTTTCGGCGTGGGACGATGGCGGCCCGTACCTCGGCAATCCGCCTATGTTCGACGTGCTCACCGTGCGCCGCGTGGGCGGCTCGATTGCGCGGCTCGACCTCGGCGGCGGCCCAACCGTAGGCGGCGGCGCCGAAACCGCGTTCGCGTTCGGGCCCAGGGCATCGGCTAACGCGGCGGCCGCCAGCAACGCGCCAGGGCTCTACATGTGCGGCGACATCAGCATGGCGGCCGACCCGAGCTCGACGATCGGCCCGCGCATCTATGCCGACCTCGGCAATAACACGATCAAGAAAAGAATGGCCTTTCAGTCGAGCGTGCCCAACGGCGCGAGCGGCATTCAGGTTATCCCCAACGGCACCGGCGTCGTTGCCGCGGTTATATGCTTTAACAAATCCGACCCCGACAATGCGGGGCTCACGCTGTTAAACGCTGGCGGCGGAATCCCAACGTTGCGCACCGTCGCAATTGGCACTGGCGTCGCCGAAGATTTAACGATCGCCATTGATGGCAACGTCCTCGTCGCGCTCAAACGCAGCAATTTGCATTTGATACTCGGCGGCTCGACGGCCGCCGATGATGGCGTCAACGGCGTGCAAGTCGCCGCCGGCAAGGATTTCAATATCAATAGCGGCGTGCTCAAAATGGCCAATGTCAAAGTGCTCGGCGCGCGCGATACCGGCTGGGCGCCGATGACAGGCACGCCCAACAAAGCCAGCATTTACGATACGTCGAGCGTGACACTTCCACAGCTCGCCGGCCGCGTCGCGCAATTGCAAGCGACGCTGACGGCTCACGGGATTACCGGGCCATGACCGTCCAAACCACGACCAGCACGCAATCATTCCTGGGCGACGGCGTCACCCAGGCATTCCCGTTTTCGTTCAAGTTTGAGAACGAGGCGCATATCTTCGCGCGCTATGTGCTCGCGGGCCCGAGCTATGCGCCACTGGCGCCGCAAGTCGACTATAGCGTCATCCCCTCGCGCGGCGACCTGGGCGGCTCCGTCATTACAACCGTGCCCGTGCCGCTCGGCACGACGTTGCAGATTTACCGGATCGTGCCGCTCACGCAATTGCTCGACTACGTTGCCAACGATCAATTTCCGGCCGAAGCATCCGAGACGGCGCTCGACCTTATCGTCGAGGGCCTGCAGCAAATCAATGACGAAGTCACCGGCGCCACCGGCGGCACCGTCGGCGGCGTGACGTCGATCATCAACGAGGGCACCGGCATAGGGCTCTTCGACACGATCGTCGGCACCACGGCATTCCTGTTGAGTCTCGAGGCGGGCGCCAATATCACGCTCACGGACACCGGGCAAACCGTGCGCATCGACGCGGCCGGCGGCGGCACGACCGTCGGCGCGCTCCTGGCAGCGAACAATCTTTCGGACGTGGCGAGCCTGCAGCAGTCGATTGACAACATCACCCAGGCGACGAGCGCGCCAAACGAATACGTTTGGACGAAGGACACGGCGAGCGGTCAAGGCAAGTGGAAGGTAGTGCCCACCGGCGGCGCGGGCGAAGCCAATACGATGTCGAGCCTGGGCGGCACGGCGTCAATCGTCGGCACCAAAACCGGCGTCAATCTTCCCGTGCGCGGCTTTACCGGCGGCGCCAATGTCACCGTCACCCAGCGCGCGACCGACATCCTCATTGATGCGAGCGCGTCGGGCGAGGCGAACGTCGGGCAAAACGTCGGCGTCGCCGGGCAAGGATGGTACGCCGGCAAAACCGGCCTCACGCTGCAATTCAAGGGGCACGCGCCAGGGCTCGGCATCAAGGTCGCGGGCAGCACGACCGACCTGACGACGTCGATCGACACGACCGCGGCGCTCACCTGGACGAACAAAGAACTATTCCAAGGCGTGACCGCGGCGCCGACCTATCCGCTCGATCCTGGCATGCCGTCGATCGACGCCGGCTATTCGCTCAAAGTCTCGCGCACGGCGCCGGCCGGCAGCGGCGGCGCCGGCACCGTGCAGGCGGCGCATTACGTCCACGTCACGACGCCGGCGGGCTCGCAGTCCTTCGAGTGGGCGCAGGTGGTATTGCTCGAGAACCAAGCGAACGCCGGGCAGAACGTCGGCCACTACACCAAGGCGTATCACATGGGCAGCGGCGCGACCTGGGGGCACGTCGTCGAAGTGCAAAGCCGCAACGTGACATCGGACGCGCAGACGACGTTTGGCGTGGAAATCGATCTCACGACGTTCGGCATCGCCAGCGGCGGCAAGCATGGGCTCTCGTTGTTTTACGGCGAGCAGGGCAGCAACGTCACCAACCCGACCGGCCCCACCACCAATTGGCCGGTCGGAATCGAAATATGGCCGTTCGTCATGGGGCGCAACCAGATGACGACCGGCTTTCAGATCGGCGGCACGATGACGAGCGCGGCGATTAGCCTGGCGGCGCTCGTCAACACCCCGATTGCCATGCAGATCGCCGGCGGCTGCGCGCTGCGGTTTTTTTCCGGCAATGCCGGCAACAGCGGCAGCGTCGCCACTTGGTTCCCCGGCGCGTTCGTGCCAGCCTACTCTGGCGCGCTGCGCATTTACGTTGACAGCACCGTCCTATACATTCCCATTTGCAGCAATCACCCGTAGGAGCACGCACCATGCAAGGCAACCCACAGACACCCCAGGCGCCCGAGCGCATCACGCTCAACGAGCTCGAGACGCTGCGAATTCAAGTGAGCGCGGCCACGGTCGAAAAGATGCTCGCGCAGTACCAGGGCGCCAAGGCGACCGTCGCGCACTTAGAGCTCGCGCTGCCGAAAGCCCAGGACGACCACAACAAGCTCGCCGAAGGCATCATCGAAATGGCGAAGGCGCGCGCCAGCGTCGGGCGCGGCCGGCTGCCGGCGCCGGTCGACAACCTCGAGCAAGTCGGCGCACCGATCAAGCGCGGCCGTCCGCGCAAGAGCCGCCAGGGCTCGCTGACGCTGGCCAGCAACGGCAACGGCATTCCGCCAGGCGAAGGCGCCACGCCACCGGAGCTACCGCCGGCAGCGTGAGCAGGACGCGCTAGATCGAGCCAGGCGCGACGCAACGCGCGCGCCTGGTATCTCCATACCCCCGAAAACGTCTACGGGCCCGCGGCGGCCTGCGGGCATTTGTGCCCGGCGTTTACGCGGAATTTACGCGAAATGGGTATTTTTCCCCTCTGTAGTTCGCGTGCCTCTTCTGGGCACCAAAGACAATTCCCGCATCACTTCGCGTAAACCCGCTTTCCCTCTGTAGATGCTGAAAAGAAAGACTCGCATATTCCCTCAAAATGCCGCATAATCCCCCCTGGTTTACGCGAGATTTACGCGAAATGAATTTAATTCGGCAGAGGGGAACATGGGAACCATTCGGAAGGTCGAGGGCAAGCTGGGCGACCGTTGGCGCGTGGAGCTTTGCGTCGGCGGCGTAAGGGATTCTGACACGTTCGCCAATCCAGGCGACGCCAAGCAGTGGATGCGCGAGCGCGAGGCCGAGCTCGGCCGCGGCGCCAAGGTCGCGCTGCGGCGCACCCTGGCCGACGCGCTCGAGCGCTACGCGGCCGAAGTCTCGCCCCAGCATGAGGGCGCGCGCTGGGAACAAATCAGGCTGGCCAAGATCGGGCGCGAGTTTGACGCGGTCGCCAAGCCATTGCGCGACCTGACCGCCGAAGATTTCAACACCTGGCGCGACAAGCGGCTGCGCGAAGTGTCCGAGTCATCCGTGGCGCGCGAGTTTGGCCTGCTTCGCACCGTGCTTAAACATGCCTGCAGCCAATGGCGCTACTTGACGCGCGAAAAGCTGGCCGAAATCAAAGAGTCGAAAAAGCCCAAGGGCGGCCAGGCGCGCACGACGCGCATGCCGGACAAGGCGCGCGTCGCGATCCTTGACGCGCTCGGCTATTCAGAGGATGAGCCTGTGCGCAGCGTCGGGCAGCGCGTTGGGCTCACGCTCCTAATCGCGCTCGAGACGGCCATGCGCACCGGCGAGCTGTGCAAGATCACGCGCGAGCGGCTACACCTGGCCGAGCGCTATGTTCACCTGCCGAAAACCAAAAACGGCGACGCGCGCGACGTGCCGCTATCGGCCGAAGCCGTGCGCCTGTTCAAGCGGGCGCCTGGCCTGGCGCCGGTCGAGGCGCCGGCCGAGCCGGAAAAGCGCGGGCGCGGTCGGCCGCCGAAGTCAGCCGCCGCAATGGGCACCGTGCTCGGCATCAAGGCGAGCCAGGTCGACGCCAACTATCGCAAGGCGCGCGACACGACCGAGCACACCGACATTCACTTCCACGATTCACGCGCCGAAGCGCTGACACGGCTCGCCAAAAAGGTCGACGTGCTCACGCTCGCGCGGATCGTCGGCCACCGCGACCCGCGTTCGCTGATGATTTACTACCGGCCGACCGTTGCCGAGATAGCTGACCGGCTCTGACGCGCTCGATCCAGGCTTCGATTTCATCCTCGCGCCAGCGAGGGTGACCCGTGCCGCCAGCGCGAAACGGCACGGGGAAGCCCGGCTCGCGCGCCCAACGCTCGAGCACTTGCCGCGACGCGACGCCGAGCTTGTCGGCGACGCTGGCGGCGCTTATCCAACGAGACATAGTCGATCCCTTCCCGCGCCTACCCGATCATCCAGCCAGGCGGGCGCGGCAGGGCGCTCGCTGTCGGCCGCCACAGGTGCAGGCAGTACGGATGCAAATTGATATGGTCGCGCGACGGCACATGAAACTGTACGGCGGTTTCGTCGTCGGCGTAAAACGCGCGCTTGACCTGTTCCATTTCAAACCAATTCGGGCACCGATTTTTGCGCGATACGCTGACGTGCTCCCATCCCTCGCCGCATGACGCGACAATATGCAGAGTCGCCGCGTCGATGCACGACGGCAGATTGAATACCCCGCACGTCTCGTCGCCGACCGTGCCGTAAAGCTCGAGCACGCGCGGGCCCGCGTCGCGATACAGGTCGAGCTCGCGCAGGTTTCGCATTATTCGGCCTTGGCGCTCGGCGGCAGCAAGGCGCGCTTGCGGTCGATTGCGCTGCGCAAGTCATACCGTTGCCAAACGAGCGCGTTCGCGTGGCCGTTATTGCGGGCGCGAATGCCGGCGCCGTGCGCGTCGATCCAGTCTAAGCGCTCGCTGTCCTTGCTGCGATCGCCGGGCGGCGCGTACTCGACACCGTTGACGACGATGCGAATGGGCTCCCAGGTTTCCGTTGTGATTTTGAGAATCATTCGCGCGGCCTTTGCTCGTCGGCGCGTCGCGCGGCGTCGATGAGCGCAATGATCGCGTCGGCGTGCAGGCGCACATAGGCGCCCAGGCGAATCAACGGGCCCAGGCGCGGCAGCAATGTCGGCGCGTAGGCGTCGTCCACCAGGCGCTCGAGCTCGCGCGCGTCGAGACGATCGCCGCCGCTCACAGGAACCGGCCCAGCAGCACGCCGACGGCGCCCACGATCGCCAGCAACAGCAGGAATGCCGCCAGTGCGCCGTCGTCCCTGGTGTGGCCGGCATTGAGATCGATTAACCACGCGAGCCCAATGCCGGCGACCAGGATTAACAGCGGCGTCAGCCACCATTGCGGCGAGTCGATCACGCGCGACCGCTCACCGTCACGCTGAAATTCTGCGCCTTCTCGTTCGGATGCTTGCCGGTTTGCGTGTTGGCGGCCGAGACGTACAGCGTTTGGCCTGCGCCGACGTGGTACTCCATGTGCGAGCCGTTCATTTCGACGTGCATGCCGGGCGCGTTAGCGTCGACCACGCAATTCAGGGTACCGCCAGGCGATTGGTAGGCGTACTGCGCCGCCGGATAGACGCCGTTGGGCGGCGGGCGTTTTTCCGGTTCGGCCGAGTATTCGGGCGTCATAGAAGCCCATGCTGTGCGCGGCGTCCGGTCGGTATCGTCGCCCGATTGGAAATAGACGACCTGAAAGGCCGAAATACCGCTCGGCACTTCGATCGGGATTACGGCCAAGTCGCCGTCGGCGATCTTGACGCTGTGGGGCGTGCCGTCCATGACAGTAATGACGTTTGCGGTTTTTGTGGCCATGTCGTTTCATCCTCTGCATTCCTACGTTGCGGGCGCCGGGCGCATTATGCGACGCGCTCGACGTGGTAACGGCGCTCCAAGTCGGAGAGCCATTTTTCCTGTTTAGGCGAGAGCTCGCGGCGCGCGCCGAGCCCGTTTAGGAATTGGCGCTCGGCTTCGGAGAGCTCGCGCGGAATGCCGCGGCCGGCAGCGCGCGCATCCTGGCGGCGCGTCTGTGCCGCGCGCTGCACGCCGGCGACGCGCACCTGGATCGCGGGCGCGCTCACAGATAGCCCGCCTGGTGCGCGACGCTGACCGCGTAGGCGATGCCGGCGGCGATCGTCACGACGACGACGTCTACAGTGCGCTCGCGCCAGGTCATGCGCGCGCCTGGGCGCCGCGAGACAAAGCCGAAGGATGCGAAGAGCACGACCGTCGGCCAGAGCTCGCGGGCGCGCTCGGCGAGCGAGTCGCCGCGGGCGCGCTCGGAAAGGCGATAGGCCCGACGGCGTTGCGCGCGTCGGGCCTGGGCTCGAGTCATGGGACGCGGGCGCATGCGTCACCCGTCCGCGGCGGCGCGGCGCGCGCTCATGCCGGCACCATTGCATCGGCGAGCGAGTCCATGCGGGCGAGCCCGTTGTGCGGAATGAAACGGTAGAACCTCGAGCCGTCGGCGTTCGTGAGCGCGTATTGATCGGGGAGATAATTGCCGGGCGTCGCGATCTTGGCCAGCACGCGCAGGCGCAGAAAGCCCACGCGCACAACCTCGCCGACGTTCCAATCCTGGCGGGCGCTCATGCTGCCCGCCTGGCGAGGATCGCCGCGCATCTGCTACAGGTCACGACCGTCGCGCGGCTCGGCATGGCGGCAAATTGGCCGCTCGTGACGCCGCAACACGGGCGGGCAGCGAATAGGCGCAGGATGCCCTTTTCGCGGCGGTATTCGGTTTCGATAAGGTGCGTGCGCGCGCCGGCATGCCGGCCGCGATTGTTGTGTGCCGCGTGGCCGATTTCCTCGCGCACTTCGAGGACGATGCCTGACCAGAAAAGGACGCGAGTAAACGGGGCGCTCACGCTGCCCCCTTATCGAGCTCGTCCTGGCAGAGCTGCGCGTGGCGAAGGGCGTCGGCCTTGGCCTCGAGGAAGTGCTCGAGTCCGGCGTGGCCGATCGGGAAGGCTTCGGCCTGGGCGTCGAGCTCGTCGGCGCAGGCGTAATAGGCGTCGCGCGATTCGACCAACATCGCGCGGCGGGCGGCGCTCATTACATGGGAAGGCATTTTTTCTCCGAGTGATGGAACGACAGACAGCCCGAGTATATGGGCAAAAATGCCCAGGTGCAACCCCTTTCGGGCGCGACCTGGGCAAAGAAGCCCACCAGGCGACGAGCGGTTACTCGGCGCGCGCCAGGGCGATCGCCGCGCGCACGGCGGCCAGCGCGCCGACGTTGTCGCGGTAGGTGCGATTGGGCATTGCGTGCATGGATGCGACGAGCTCGAGGGCCGCCAGCAGCGCGGGCGCCGCGGCGATGAGGGCGGCGTTGGCGTCGTCGACGCGCGAGACGTCGGCGAGCGTGCAAATCTCGAGCGGGCCGCATTTCTCGGAATCGGTCGGGGCGATGATGCGGCGCGGAACGCCGGCGGCGATCGGCACCGATTTCCACGGGCCCGGCGTATGGCGGCCGGCGCTCATGCGCCACCCCGCCAGTTAGGAAACTCGCCGGCCGGAAATTCCGGGTACTCGCGCGTCTCGGCCTTGGGGAACGGCTCGTCGTCCAGCACTGGGCGATAGTCGTCGTAGGCGGCGCCGGTAACGAAGCGCGGGCTGCAGTGCCCGTGATACTCGTTGCCGATGTGATGACGGTGGACTCCAAAGAAGGTGCGACCCTCGCCGCCTTCGCGCTCGACCAGGTCGAACGAGCCGTTATCGCGGATGTCGCTGACCGTGAACCAGCCGGCCGCGTTCGCCATATCGCCGGAATAGTGGACGCGGCTGCCGATGACCAGGGCGCTCATGCGTCCCCCACGGCTTCGGCGTCGAGCTGCGGGCCCTGGCCGGTACGATCCGAGCCCAGGAAGATGACCGACGCGGCGCTCGGCGAGTGCTTGGGCTCGAGTCTGTCGGACACCTTGCCGAGCCTTTCGTGGATGACGCCTTGCCACGACCAGCGATGATCGCCGGCGCCCATCGGGCCGTGGTTCCACAGCTCGCCCTTTCTGAAGGCGGCGAGAGTCGGCACGGCGAGGCTATCGGACTTGATGTTGCCGGCGTATTTGCGGCAGACGGCGGCGATGGCGCGCTCGATCGCGGCGTCGCTGTTGGAGCGATGGCAGAAGATGAAATCGGCGCCAAAGCGGACGCGCTCGCCGGCGAGCATGTTGTAGCAAGAGCCCTTGTAATCGATCATGCCGTCGAAGTAGGCGCCTTTGAAAACGCCGGCGACGGCTTCGACCTGCTTGGCGTTCGGGCCGTCGACCCAGGCGACATCGATCGACGCGCCGCCCGAGTAGACCGACGAGCGCACCGAAAACTTAACGCCTGGGAAGGACTCGCCGAGAGCCTTGCGAACCAGCTTCGCGGTTTCGGCGCAGGACAGGTATTTGGACATTTTCGCTCCGTGGTGGTGGAAGAACAGACACCCCGATTATATGGGCAAATTTGCCCAGGCGCCAGCACTATCGGGCAAATTTGCCCGCTGTCCGACGAACGGCAACCAGGCGCGCAACCACGGATTGCGCTATGGCGAGGGCTTACTTCACTTGCGCGCGTAACCCTTGGCGCGCATGCAGGGATCGTAGACGCGGTCGCGTTTGTCGAGAAATGCGAAAAAGCCCAGCGCGCCGGTCAATCCGCCGGCATTTCGCGATTCGGCGGCCAGCATTTCGCATTCGGCGCTGTCGCGCGCGAATTGATCCAGGGTGCGGGCGCGATCGTAGTCGTCATGCCCAAGTGTTGCGCATGCCGCCAGGGCGGCGGCTAGAAGGGGCGCCAGCGCGCGGGCGCGCGGCGGCGTGTTACGCCTTGGCCTTGCGCCGTCGGGCGCCTGTGGTGCTCTTCGCGGCCTTGTGCTCCGCACGTTTGATCGGTTCCCCCATTTGATGGATCACGGCGCGCGCGTGCCGTTGTATTTCCCGCGCCACGCGCGCATCGCGCACGGCTTCGTTGTCGGCCAGCAGTACGGGCGGCGCCTCGGGATCGAGGCCGGGCACCAGCAGATGCCAGGGCTCGAGGTCGAAGGCTTCGGCGATGACGCCGAGCGTGTCAACGCTCACGGCGTTCGCCCCATCCAGTGCGCGGTCGACCGTGCGCCGGTCGATCGTGGTTTCGCGGCTTCCCGTTTTCGATCGCATTTGCTCCTGCAGCGCGTTCGATGAAACCGGCCCGTCAATCGTGCCGCGGCGCGCGGCGCGAAACAGCGCTTGCAGGTTTTTGGCGACTGTGGTGCGAGTGTCTACTTTCATTTTGCTCCCGTCTGGCTGGGCACAATTGCCCTGTTTCACATGGAACGCTTGACAGCATCGGGCATAAATGCCCACACTATACAGCATGAAAACCCAACATGACGACGAGCTCTTCCTGGCCTGGCGCCGGCTGAAAGCCGAGACGCCCGACGGCTTGACCAGGATTGCCGAAGGCTCTGGCGTGCCGCGCGAGACGCTGCGCAAGCTGCGCCGGCAGCCGACGCCGATGTCGACCTATTCGACGCTGCGCCGCATCGCCGACGCCTACGCGCATCGCGGCCAGGCGGCATAAAGCGCCAGCCCGGCGCGCGACAGCGACCGCGCGCCGGGCTTTTTTGTCCGAGAAGGGAAAGCATGCTCGACGATTCCACGCGCACCGAAGTCGTCCCCCTAAGACTTACTCAACGGCTGGCGGCGGACTTATGCCGCGCCGCTGACCGTTACCCTGGCACGGTAACGGATTATATCGATCGCGTATTGCGCGAACACCTGTACGGCGTCCTCCCATTAGCCGCCGTTGTGCCGATTGCAACAAAGCATAAGGCCGAGCATTGACCCATGTTTGTACGCGATCAAAGCCTATGGCATGGCGCCATAGCCCTACCTGTGCATCACATCCCGCATGACCTGGGCGCCGCGGCGGGCGTGGCCATTGGCGTCGCGCTGGGTGCGGCGTGCTGGGCGTTGATCCTTGCGATCGCAGCCTGGGCGTGGTGGGCGCTATGAGCCTGCGCCTCACGCTCGAGCAATTCAACGCGCACCAGGCCAAGCGACAGGGCGGCCAATTCGGCCCGAGCTTCCCGCAGCGTAGCGCACAAGTCGAGGCCGAGCTCGCCGCACTGCAACGCGCGCCGGCGCCGAAAGTGGCGCCAAGTGTCGTAAAGCCGACAGTTACGCGTAAGCGAACCATCAGCGACGCGCGCGCCAAGGTCGTCATGCTCGACCTGTGCCGCGCGGCGGGCTTGCCCGTGCCGGTCGGCGAGTACCGATTTCACCCTGGGCGGCGCTGGCAATTCGATTACGCCTGGCCCGACTACAAGCTCGCGCTCGAGCTCGAGGGCGGCATCTGGACGCAAGGCGCGCACGCGCACCCGCTCAACATCGAGCGCGACATCGAGAAATACACCGAAGCCGCAATCCTCGGCTGGCGCATCTTGCGCGTGCAGCCGGCCGACATCGTTACGCGCGGGCTCGACATCGTCATGCGCGCATTCGCGGCGATGCGATGACACCGAAGCGGCGGCTTTGGGACTACTACGGCGACGCGCCCGATATGCGCCTGTACGCCTTCACGCGCGCGAGCGGCCTGCCGCGCGACTACTTCGATTCACCCTGGCGCCGCGTGCTTCGCGCACTCGAGCGCTTTTTTTCACCGCGTAGAAGGTTTTAAGGAGACTGCATCATGCGTCATCCCGTATTGGCTTGGATTGTCCCGATCGACGGCGGCCCCGTCGACCCCGGCTTCGGCCGTCCTGGCGGCGGATATGACCCCGTCGACCCCGGCTATGGTCGGCCCGGCTGGCGTCCGGTCGACCCCGGCTTCGGCCGTCCTGGCGGCCCGGTTGACCCCGGCTACGATCGTCCGCAATACATCGTCATCCCGCCCGACGCGATCGCACCCGGCGTGCCGTCGCATACGATCGTGCTGCCCAGCGAGCCCGTCGACCCCGGCTTCGGCCGTCCTGGCGGCCCGGTCGACCCCGGCTACGGCCGCCCCGGCTTTTCGCCGGTCGACCCCGGCTTCGGCCAGGGCGGGCGCGACCACGTCTCGCCGCCGATCGTCTACCCGCCGGGCTTGCCCGACAACTCGCTG